ACAGGAGTTTCTTCAAACTCTGGAACACATGCTATATTACAAGCTGTAATTACAAAACTATGTTCTGTAGATTCTTCACTATCATCATTAATAAGTTCTATTCCTGCAACATATGTAGCTATATCTAATATTAATAGTTATATAGCTGCATATTTAGCTTCTTTACCAAATACAAATTTAGTAAAGAATAAAATGATTCCTTATGTAGCTGTTCCTTATTTTGGAGCATTATCTGGACCTGGTTCTCCAAATTTTGATTTATCAGGAGCAGGAACAGGAGATTGGATAGATATTTATTTATGTAATGGTGCTAATTCTTTTGTTCCAGATTTAAGAGGAAGAACTCTTGTAGGTTCTACAGCAATGAATGGAGGAGCATTTAATCCTGCAGTAGATCCTGGAGTTCCTGGTAATCCTACTATTCCACTAAATTATGCTTATGGAACTAACACAGTACAATTAACTTCTAATCAAATACCAGCACATACACATGCTGCTACTTCTACAGTTACAGATCCTGGACATACACATACATATACAAAACCAGCAGCAAATGGTAGTGCTAGTGGTAATGCAGATAATCATCCAGATGGTCCTCTTGTTACTGCAACTTCTAGTAATTCTACTACAGGTATTACAGTAGCAACAACAATATCTAATAACTCAACAACAAACTCTGCACATGCTAATTATCAACCTTCTTATGGTTGTTATTACATCATGTACGTACCTTCTTAAAATAAAAAAACTATGTGGCCTTATTATTATACAAGTTGTACTAACCCTGATTCAAATGGATGTGGATGCCAAACATGTGTTACTTATCCATCTAATACAATACAATATATTGGACCTAATCTTCCTTGTTCTACAATAAATAATTTAGATACACTAACAGTAGCATTACAAAAAATAGAAACCAAAATATGTTCTTTAACTCCTAATTATAAAATTTATAGAGCAGTATTACATCAAAATGAAAATGCTACTCCTACTATAAGTGAGTTAGAAAATAATTTAGGAGGAACTCCTGTAGCTACAGTTACAGGAATTGGTACATTTGATTTTACATTAACAGGAGCTTTTCCAACATCTAAAACATTTGTAACAGTTTCTTCTTCTATAAATAAATTCTTTTCTATACATAATGGAAATGCTAATACAATAGACTTCACTGTAACAAGGCCTGATGGAACTAATTCTCCAGGATTTAATGCTCTTTACTTAGAAATAATAGTATATAACTAATGACAGTATTTATAACATTAACAGCAGTAGGTTCTGATTCTGGACCATTTAATTTATATTCTGATTTAGATGGATATGTAACTCCATTTGAAACATCTGTATCAAAATCAACATTACTAGCAGGATATTCCTCTTCTTTAGTACCAGACTATACTAATACAATAAGAATACAATCTGAAAGTACTTTATGTACAAATTATATAAATGTTGCTGTAGTTACAACTACAACAACTACTACAAGATAGTCTATAATTTTTTGTTGGTTTTAAATTGTAGATTTTAACTCCCTAAGTTTTCTTGGTGAGTTTTTTATTTTAATACGTTTAATTATAATAAATTATAACTCTAATTAAAAAAATTTGTTTTATAAAAAATAAATTCCTTACCTTTACAATATTTTTTAACCAACTTTATCAATATGGATTTATTAAAAGAATTACAAAGTCTGTTACACCACAAAAAATCAAATCAGTATTATGCTGAAAAACTGGGAATTACAGAACAAGAAGTTGAATCACTTAGAAAAGAACTAAAAGAACAAAGAAAAAACCTAAGTCAAGAAGAACTTACTTTTTCTTCAGAATTAACTAAAGAAATCAATAATGATAAAGGTACATTAAAATCTACTACAGAATGTAGCTTTGAACCTAAAGATGATATAGAACTAGCTAAACTTCATAAAATAAATTTAAAGAAATATAAAATCTCTAATTATTGGACAAAACAAAAACCTAATGGTTCTTTTATTTCTTCTGTATTTGCTACATTAAAACAACCAAAAGATTATTCTCCTGAAGACTTTGCTAAATTTTTAGAAAACTATAAACCAGCAGAGTTAATTGTAAGAAGTGTATATGGAGAGTTGGAAAAAGAAGAAGTGGATATAGAGGTTTCAATAGCTGATTTTCATTTAGCTAAAAAAACTCTAGAAGGAGAAACTATACAAGAAAAGAAAAATCAATATTTAGGAGTAGTTAGAGATTTAGTAGAAAAGGTTAGAAATTCTTATAAAATAAATAAAATAATTTTTCCTATATCAAATGATTTTTTTCATACAGATAACTACCAAAACCAAACTACAAACTTAACCCCTCAAGATGTTCTTACATCATATGATAATGAATATGAAGAAGGATTTGATTTATTAGTTACAACTATTAATTATTTACAAACAGTAAGTAATAAACTTGAAGTTATTCTTGTACAAGGAAACCATGATAGAACTAAATCATTTTATTTAGCACATGCTTTAGAAGTATTTTTTAATAATAATAATAAAGTTGTCTTTCAAAGACAACACTCTGTTACAAAACATACAGTGTTAGGGAATACATTTATTGGATACCATCATGGTAATTGTAAAATAGATGATTTGCCTTTACTATTTGCTACTAATAATAATTCTTCCTCTCAGTTTGGAAATGCTGTATACAGAGAAGTACATACAGGTGATAAACATCATACATGGCTAAAGAAGTAAAAGGAGTAAGAATACAACAAATGCCTAGCTTATCTGGTACAGATAGATGGCATTTAGACAATAACTTTGTTAACAATGTTAGAGCAGGACTTGTTCTTATATACCATAATATATATGGAAAAATAGGAGAGTTTGAAAGCAGAATATAAAATAATTTATTATGACAGGTAGACAATTAGTATCAGATGTAAGAAGTACACACAAGCTTTTATCTTCTGACAATTTAATAACAGATAGAGCCATACTAGCTGAGATAAGAAATAATGCTCTTTTATTAGTTAAAAGAGAAACAAATCTTAGAAAGCTTTGGGCTACTGATACACTCTTTACTACTATTCCTTGTTTGGAAATGTGTGAAGTGCCTATATCAGAATGTTGTGATTATGTTGATGATTGTACTGTTGCTAGAAGTAAATATAAACTCCCTAGAATATCAGAAGGAAATTATCAGTATGTAATACAAGGAGTTTACTCTATTAATGCTTTGGGAGGTAAAGGAGTTAAACTAAAAGAAATAACTGTTAATAGATATTTAAATCTTTTAAAACTCCCTATAATAAAAAAAGAAGCATATTACTGGATTAGTAATGGATATTTATATGTTTCTAATCCACAATTACAAGCTATAAGATTTGTTGCTTTTTTTGAAGAAGATGTTCCTAATGAGATAATGTATCCAGATTGTGATTGTGGTAAAGAATATTCTTTAGATGATATATGTAAAAATCCATTAGATAAAGAGTTTGCTCTCCCAGGATATTTAATTAATCAAGCATTGGAAATTACATCTAAAAAACTCCTTAACACTTATTATAGATTAAAGACTGATCAAACTTCAGATGGTATAGATGGCCAAGCTCCAAATACAAAACCAACAGAATAAAAAATGTCAAGATCTCCAATAGACTTTAGAACAGCAGGAAGAAAGGCTTATTTAGACTTTAAAAAGAAACACCCTTCTTCTACTCTAACATCAAAAGAATGGAAAGAAATATTATATAGTTTTAATTTAGAATTTAGAAACTATATATTAGAAACAGGAGAGAAAATAAAAATGCCTTTTGGTTTTGGAGAATTTTCTATAGTTAAAAGAAAAAGAAAAAAACTTGTTGTTACAAATGGGATAGAGAGAATTAATCTCCCTGTTGATTGGAAAAAATCTAAAGAAAAAGGTAAAAAAATATATAACTTTAATCACCATACTGAAGGATATTTTTTTGGATGGAAATGGTTTAGATATAAAGCAATGTTTAAATTTTCAGATTTATGGCTTTTTCAACCTACTAGAACTACTAAAAGAGAACTAGCAAAATATTTAAAATCTGATGAAAAATACCAACACATATACAGTACTTGGAATATAAAAGAATAACACTATGTCATACTACTATAAATATAATTTTATTTCTCCTGAACCTATTTACTCTATAATAAAAGAGGAACTTAAAAGTTACTTTGATACAGGAGCAATAGATGATTTAATGCTACCTACTTACTTAGACAAGTGTTTAAGAAAGCTGGGAAGATCTTCTTATGTTATATCTCAAGAAACATTATATGTTGAAGATTTTGAAGCTAGACTTCCTGATAACTTTTTTGCTGTTAGAGAAGCTTGGATGTGTTCTGAGATTCCTTTAACTTCTTATCAAGATGCTAACTCTTTTTATACACAAACTTCTACTAATATAATACAAGTTTCTCCTATGACTGTAGGAGGGCAACCTTGTAATAATCCTCAATGTACAAATCCACAATGTGATGGAATGTGTCAACCTGAAGTAATACAAGCTGTATATAAAACTAATAACACTACTCCTAGAGCATATAGAAGAGAGTTTTTATTAAAACCAGGAAATATATCAGCTAAACAACATTGTACTGTAGAATATAATAATCATAATTATGTTCCTAATGCATCTTCTTTAGATTCTTTTGATATTAGAGATAATAAATTTGTAACTAATTTTAGATGTGGAGTTGTTCATTTATTAATGTATGTAACAGAATATGATGAAGTACAGAATCAATTAATCCCTGATAACTATAGAATAAAAGAATATGTAGAAGCATTTATTAAATATAAATTATTTGAAATGCTAACTAACCAAACTAATGATGAAACATTTAATCAGTTAGAGAAAAAACTACAATACTATAAACAACTTTCTGATGAAGCATATATCCTTGCAGATATAGAAATAAAAAAATCTACAGTTTACCAAAAACAAAATAAAATAGTGGAAGAACTAAATAGGTTTAATAAATATGAATTACAAAATGGATATTATGGAAACAAAAAATATAGATACTAAAAAATTAGTTGTTATATATAAAATAATAAGCCCTAGTAATAAAATATATATTGGACAAAGTAGAGATTGGGCTAGTAGAAAAAGTAAATATAAAAATTTAAAATGTGAAGAACAAATAAAAATATATAGATCTTTAATAAAATATGGTTATGAAAACCATAAAATAGAAATTTTAGAATGTTTTACTAGAGATATAACACAAGAAGAATTAAATAATAAAGAAATTTATTATTGGAAATATTTTAAAGAATTAGGTTTTAATATGCTAAATGTTAGATTTCCTGGGAGTAATGGTTTAGCTTCTGAAGAGACTAGAAAAAAACAAAGTTTAGCTTTATCTGGAAAAAATAATCCTATGTTTGGTAAATTTGGTAAAGACCATCCTGCTTATGGTAATATAGGATTTTGGAAAGGAAAACCAAAAGAACTTCATCCTAGATTTGGATCTACTGGTGAAAAAAACCCTAATTATGGTAGAACAGGAGAAAAACACCCTATGTTTGGAATCAAAAGAGGAAAGCATCAAAGTGCTAAAAAAGTAATTAATTTAAATACACAAGAAATTTTTGATTGTGCTAAAGATGCTGCGGAAAAATATAACATTAATTATAGTTTTTTAACAGCTAAACTAAGAAAAAATATAGATAATAAATATTTTTTAAAATATTTAAACAATTAATAATGACTGACGATAAGTTAAATAAAATTAAAAATATCATAGATGGGGATAAAAGCAACAGTAATATAGATTATACTGTAGCTTCTTATGGTATGAATATGGATAACTCTATTAACCAAATTAAAAAAGGTCAAGTGAGTTATGCTCTTAATGCAGCTGTTGAGAACTTTGATAATAACTCTATTTCTTATCAAAATGAACCATCTAATGAGTTTTGTTTATCTTTTCCTAATGGATTCTTTCTTATAGGTAATCATTTTATAGCAGAACAAAATAAACATATATTCTTTATAACTAATCCTACTACAGGAGATAGTGAGATTGGATATATGGATAATAATGATTGTATCTATCATACACTAGTTTCTTCTAAGTGTTTAAACTTTAATATAAACCATCCAATACATAAAGCTGTACATAAAATTAGTAATTGTGCAACAGAGATATATTGGACAGATGGTTATAATCCTAGAAGATATATGGACATCACTCCTGAGAATCTTCCTTGGAAATTACAACCTAATTCTTCTTTATGTAATCCTATATATGATGTAGGTAATCTAGATTGTAATAAAATAAAACTCCAACCTAACTTTACTATTCCAGAGTTATCTGTTATAGAAGTTGTATCAGGAGGAAACTTAAAAGCTGGTACAGTACAATTTGCTATTCAATACTCAGATGTTTCTGGAAATGGATATACATCTTTTTATTCTGTAACAAATCCTTGCCCTATAGCAGATACACATATTACAGATTTTAATTTTGATTATGAAGTTGGAAAATCTGTAGTGGTAAAAATAGATAATTTAGATACTACAGCAGAATTTAGATATTTTAATTTAGCAGTAATTAAAACTGTTAATGCTTCTACATCTGTAGATTTAGTAGGTACATATTCTATAACTTCTCCTTCTAAAACAATAACATATACAGGAGAGGATGTTACAACAATAAAATTAAATCTAGGAGATATATCTGAAAAATATCCCTACTATGAAATAGCACAAGATTTAACAGCAGTACAGGATGTTCTTATTTGGGATAATCTTACATCTATAGATAGAATAAACTATCAACAAATAGCATCTCAAATACATTTACAATGGCAGTCTTATAGACTCCCTGCTGATGAAAATTATGCTAATGAATTTAATGCTACAAATCTTAAAGGATATTTAAGAGATGAGGTATATGCATTTGAGATTGTATTTCTTTTAAGAAATGGAAAACAAACAGATGGTTTTCATATTCCAGGAAGACTTCCTCAACCTAATGACCTGTCTATTGTTAATAATACTAATGATGATTATATAGGAAGTGGAACTTCTGCTCCCTATTGGAAAATATATAATACAGCATATTCACTAGGACAAGCTCAAGGAACTCCTATAGGAAATGCAACTCCATTTGAATATGGAGAATTTTCTTATTGGGAATCAGAAGAAACCTATCCTTGTACTGTAGATATATGGGGAGATTTAATTAACCAACCTATAAGACATCATAAATTTCCAGATATACTAGTTAGTCCTGCATTTGAAAGTGCAACACCTCAAATAGTAAATGGTAAATATATTGTATCTCCACAAAATAATGCTGTATATCCATTAGGAGTAAAAGTAGATTCTAACCAAATAAAATCTCTTATTAATTCTTCTTCCTTAACAGAATCTCAAAAAGAGGATATAGTTGGATTTAAACTAATAAGAGGAGATAGAGGAACAAATAAATCTATTGTAGCAAAAGGTATTCTTAGAAATGTAGGAACATACAAAAGACAAGAACAAGACTATTATTATCCTAACTATCCATATAATGATTTAAGTGTAGATCCTTTTATAGATTCTAATAATAATGCTTGGATACAAGAATCTAAACCTTGGATTATATGGTGTTATAAATTAAATCCAGATGGAACAGAACCTACATATAATTATACAAGTGCAGAGAATGGAAGAATAACCGCTAGTTTTCCTATGCATTTAAATGAATATAGAGAAATTTGTTCTCCAACAAGACCAACTTCTAATTATCCTGATACAATGTATGTATGTCCAGGTAATTATGATGTTATAAGAGTAAATTCAACTAATTGCTCTGGGTTTAACATAGACTGGCAAGATCCTAGTACTAATAATAACACTACATATATACCAAAAAATGATTATTTATGTGGAACAGGATGGTTTGTTGCAGGTTTACCAGGTTTTAAAGGTTGTGGAAGAGAAATTAGAGTAGATGTGGGCGGAGGATTTAATAATAATCATCAAGAAGGGTATTTTAACCCTTGCCCAGGCACTGTTGAAAGTTATCATACAAAAACAACCTCTAGTAGTATAACATCACCTGATTGGGGTCCTGGGGGAGATTTTTTAAATCCTACAGTAGGTAGAAGAAGTTTATTAGATTGTAGTAAAGAAACACCAATAGATTCTTTTAATTCTAGTATTAATAAACCATATAGACAA